TGTATAATTTTATCTTTTTCTCATTGACTGGGCCAACATAATAAGTAGATCCACTAACAACGTTCACTATAGGAGTGTTACCTCTAGAATCATAAACTATACCTTCACCAACTTCAAAGTTATGCCTCTCCTCAAAGGTAATACTCTCATCAGTTGTATCTACAGACGATCCATCTGCTTTAAAATTAGCAACAATACTTCCTCTGACTAGATTTGATTCTAGAACAGCGCCAGAACCATTACCACCCTCTACAGTAATTTTTGGTTTCTCCTGATAACCTATGCCTGGAGATACGATTCTTATATCCTTAAAAGATCCAACTACGTTGGCATGAGCAATAGCACCAGTTCCTTGAGCATCATTAACTACAACTGGAGGGCCTGTTATAACATCATAATCTTCGCCTGGATTTGTAACCTTAATTTCAGTAATATTACCATGAAAAATTTGTTCATCAAAAACAGTTGGTGGGAATATTTCCACACCATTCGCCATCAAACCAATTGGTCTATTATTAATCTCTCTTTTATTAGGATCATCAAATAATTCCTTTTCTTTTATGAATGGATATTTTCTTATGATCTTTTGATTCTTTAATGTCTTATTTTCCCAACCAGATTTGTAAATAAATTGACCAGTAGTTCCAGTTCTTACTGCAATGTATTTTTTAGAAAAAACGTCAGCGCCACTAAATGAAAGGTAAAACTCAGTTTGGTTGATTGCAGTTACAAAGTAAACACCAGTATTGATTCCACTATTTGTTGTATTATCCCAATAAATCTTATCACCAGTCACATAGTTATGTGGAAGAGGTGGTGGCGATGTCAGAGTGACGTTGGCAGCGTCAAAAGACTTTATAGTATAAGTAAACCCACCACCAAGTAAAAGATTGCCATTTGCGTCTCTGGCATCAGTGGTATCTGTTCTTACAAAGACTTTATTGTCTGTTGCAAAGATGGGATAGTTGGGTAGACCAGAAGAAGTCACATAAAAGAACTTTTCTTCTTTATCAAGGTAACTATTTTGAATACCTACTGGAAAATTACTTACTTCTGTAAAATAGTTGGAATTATGAGATGCTTTAGTAACAGTTTTAGTAATTACACTTGCATTTAGAGGAATACCGCCAGTCGCTTGTACAACTATGGTATTTGCATAAATTTGTTCGACATTTGTTGATGCATATTCAATTTGTTTAACTCTTATCTCCGATTGATCGCCATTATCGTTTTTTATGATTAAAATTTCATCAATATAAAAAACACAAGAATCAAATATAACAATTCTGTATGTATTGACGTTTACCTGACTAATATTTGATATATCATGACTAGAAGGAACATTGTATATCCAATTATTAAATTTTGGGTTGTCTCCTAAATCTTTACCAAAAGAAAGTAGCTTAAGTTTATCGCCAACTTGCATATTTGTTGATTTTGAAGCATCTACTTCATCAATTACATTTACAAGTCTAAATTGAAGTAAAGATGTTTGTCCAAATCCAGCATAAGCGTATGCCAACTTATTTTCAAGTATATCAGCGCCAAAAACCAAAGATGTTGAAATTCCTGTAACACCTAAAAACTGATTTATTGTTTTGTCAGTGTAACGTAGGTTTATGTAGTTGTCGCCAACTCTAGGTTTAACTAAAAGCGTTCCACTTTGACCAAATCCAACTGTAGAGTCCACAACAAGAGTTTCAGCATTGACTGGCGTAGCTTCCAAAGCTTTGGTTTTACCAGGCACTTGAAAATTACCGTCAAATGATGTAGAGTCGAGAGATATTTCATAAAAATCGTTTTGATTGATTGGTCTATACTCTACATTGTAAATTGAAGCACTCGCAGTTCCAATTCCAGTAATATCTTGATATAAAAAGTTACCTATTGTCTCTAGTGGTTGACCGCCAAACAAATTTTCAGCAAGAACGTGTTTAGTCTTGAAATATACGTTCTCAGAAGGAATAAGTGTGTTCTCAATTGGTTTGAGAATCTCAATATCTTCTCCATAAAGAAGTTTGAACAAAATTTGATACGAAGAGTCAGTTCCCTTCGACATGTAGAAGTCTTTTGCTCTAGTAAGAATATTACTAACAGATGTACCACTTACAAAATTTCTATTTTCAAAGCCAGGGAGAAATTCTGTTTTAAATTTGGTAAAAAATGTCTGTAAGAAAAGATTACTTAAGTTAAGTACAGTTGCACCAGTTAGATGTACTTCAGCATTGGTTTCTACAAAACTTAGATACTCTGCAGCATCTTCTTTTGATATTTGATCTATTCCACAAAATCCTCTTTTGCAATTAAGAAAAGTGGTATCGGTTTTAGCTGTGTATGTGATAATCTCGTTATCTATTTTCAACAAACCATAATTATCAGGCCAACCATTAGTTGAAGTTACTGATATTGTGGTGTCAGCAGCATATAAATCAATACCTAGTGTTGTAGATGGAATTAAACTCTCATTATTAAACGCCTCAATCTTTCTATATTCAGTCAGGTTATTGGCTAAGTCAGCCATACCAGACTTATGTTCCTGTGACTTGTAATACTGATCTAAAAACTTGACAAATAAAGGAGATTCCTGAACAAGGAATTCAGGAATCTGCGATTCTATCACATGAGAGATTTTTACTCTTTTGATATCTGACATTTATCTTGTATAGATTGATTCGCTAGCGTAACTAGATGTTGTGACGTATGCAGTTGCAGAAGTGTTTTCTCCAGAAGAAACAACGTCAGGTAGGGCTTTAACTGTACTGTTAGATACATCTAATTGTAAATACAGATCCTTTAAAGCGATAACATCATTAGAATCTGGTATTGCTTCAACTTCTATCAGTCCACTTTCTAATGTTGTACCTGTTATATTTACCACATCCAAATTAATCTCCCCATGAAGGTAATCTACAGTACCAGCATCATTCTTAACAATTAATGGTAGATTATTTACAAGTTTAAAGAATACTAGTTTTCCAACAGTAGTCCCAGCAGTAGGAATGTCACCCAAATATAAAATTCCGTCAACACCACTGACTGTAAATCCACTGGAACGTACGCCATATCCGTTTGGTTGGTCGTAAAAAGCATTTCCGTAGCAAAGTTCATATGTTGCAAAAGTATTCAACTCAGGAACAATATCCCTTCTCATTTTTACTCTAGTAATGTTAGATGTGACACCTCTAGCAGAGTCATCTATCAATCCAACTATTTTACTGTATTTGAATCTACCGCCAAAAGAATTAATGTCAGCAGAATTAGAATAAGTTGTCAACGTTCTAGTAACAGAACTAATCAATTCAGTGGCATCAGATGTTGCGTTGTTGTTATAGTAAACAGATGTGTCTAATTCAATGTAAAGATACTTAAGGTCAATAATTTCTGGTTTGATACCAGCAATTGAATATTGTTTTAATTGCCTAGAGATATCATCCTTTGTAATCTGCGATAGAAAAGAACCATTCTTCGGTTTGATAGAAATAAACACTTTTCCATACTCAGGTGGTTCCAATTCTTCTCCACCGTAGGCGGTCACAGATTCAACGTTAGGATAGACGAATGGAATTATACCTGTGTAGTCATTTGCCGTTACTGCACGGTATTGTGACGAGTATATACGAGGTGCCAAGTATTTTATTGAACTTATATCTTCAACATTGTCTCCCATTTCAGCTTTTTGAACCGTTGTCAAAATTGATATGCCAGTAGACACAGTGGAATTAGTGTCATCCTTTAAAATACCAACAAATGAGAAATTTTTAGCTCCATTTCCCAATTTTCCATTAGTAACGATGTAAGTTACTGTTACGATTCCTCCAGCTGGAGGTTTTTTACCAATAATTCCATCTCCAAACAAAATTTCATACTGCTCATCTTCAATTTCTTGGATCAAGAACAATTTAGAGGTAGAATCAACCTTTAAAATGTTATCGTAAAGTGTATAAATCTCATTTGTGGTCGAAGACACCTTAACACGGATAGAAGTTGTGTCAATATTCGCATTTGGCAGAATAAATCTTTGATTTGGTTTGGAATAATCAATCTTAAATTGTTTTTGAAGATAAATTCCTTCGTAAAGTCGTAAATTATTGAAAATTGCAAAATTATTATCACCAGTTGTCGCTACAAAGTCGTCTGGAATAGAAAATATGTAATTACTTCCTGATTGATTACCAACAGCAACCTGTCCAGCCTTTAAAGTTACGACTTTAGTGTCGTTTGTACTTAAATCTACACTAAAATTAACTACAGCCTGAGCAGATCTCGATGATCTTGGAACATAACCTATGTTTCTAGCAAGTGAAACTACATTTTCACGCAAAGTTGCACTGTCAAGGAAACATTCATTAACTGCCATGTTGGTATTGTAAGCAGTAATATAACTGTTATACGCTAAAAGGTCAATTAGAGTAGAAAAGTTTGATCCTTCAAAGTCAAAATCAGCGAAATCACTGTTTACTCTAAGGTAATCTTTAATTTGGTTCCTTAGATCAGCAAAATCTAAGTTTGTAAACTGGTTGAAAGACATTATATTCTAGTTGATTGGAGAATAAATTCTATATTTTGCCTTGGAAACTGCATACCACTAATATTGTATGAAATTTGGACATTCATTTCAGTGGTATTTGTGTCATAAGCACAAGTTACCTTACAATTACTAACTCTAGGCTCATAGTTTTCTAATAAAAGAGTAATATCATCTTCTAAAACTAAGGCAGTATCAGTATCTTGTTGTTCAAATAGAGAATCTTCAAGAGGACTACCTAAAAATTTTTGATAAAACCGCTCACCAACTCTCGTTCTTACTAAATTTGTGACAGATCTCTTTATTGCATCCTCATTTATGAAGACACCAATGTCATCTGTGATCGGATGTCTAGCAAAGGACAAACTAATATCCTTAAAAGGAGTAGTTTTTATAAGTTTTCTGTCTACTTTTGCCATTTTTTAGCAATTCCTAAATTTATCTAACTCTTGTTCTATCAATTCTTGCTGTCTTTTTTTATCGTTAGCGTCATCACCAACGACTTCACGCAAAATTGTGTCATCATCTTCTGGTTTTTCTATAAAACCATCATTAGGAACGCTAAATTGTGTATTTTTTAGCTTCATTATGGACAAATATACTATTCAAATTCTATTTAGACACAAAAAAAGACCCTTTTAGAGGGTCTTTCAAGTTTTTTAGATGTTTTTAACCAGCGGCGAGTGGAGATTGTCCAGAATTACTGTTTGCAGCAGCCTTTTTTCTTGCTTGAGCGCTTACATCATACTGTCCTTTTACACTACCACCTTTAAAACCAGCACTTTCTACGTTATGGGGAGCTAATCTTGGATCTGAATCTGCCATTTTTTGACCGTTTTCTTTTTATTTATCGATTTGAGCTCTTAATCTGTCTGGGGATATACCCTCATTCATGTAAAAGTTCAATCTTTCCCTAGCTTGTTCCTTATTAAGACCTACATCTTGCTTCGGATCGTTGACACACCATCCCGATGTGCCTAATTCTACGACTTTGTACTTAACTTCCATTAGATAATCCTCGTTTTTTCGTGACCAACACGGATTTTTGGATCAATCCAAATTTCCATACCCGCTTCTTTAGCGTCTAAACAGAAAGATACGTCTTCTCCACACATATCTTGTACATCACCTGACTCAAAAACTTGCATTTTAGGAGCAAACCAAGGATATTTCATCTCTTTGTGCTCGAATACACCATTTTTAATTAACAACCAACCAAATCCTGTGTAATCAACAGTAAAAGGCTTACGTCTGCGAGAGATAGACTCGATAGTTTCGTGATTCATCACTCCACCATTCTTGGCAAAGTCCTCTTCTTCTAGCCAATGTGCAACAGATGTTGTTTTTCCGTCTTCTGTGCAGTACCAACCACCAGCAATATCCTTTTGCATCCACACTAAACGATAAAACTTCTCGGTATCAAATACGATATCTGAGTCTATCCATAATTGGTAGTCATATTTTAGTTTTCCATCCCAAGGTATCTGATCTGGGCCTCTTAATACGTTTGCACCAAGGCATTTGCATCTTGCAAAGTTAACCATTGATGAATAATCTTGTGAGATCTGAATACTAGATCCATTCTG